GCAAGTATGATGCAGCGGATCTAGGCCCGCTCATGGAACGGGAGTCACAGCTTAAGGCGATTGTGGCTAGAGAGCGAGCAGCGGAGAAGGTAGCGGCTGGCCTGGGTGATCCTAGGAGTCTGTATGTGAGGTTTAGCATCTAATGGCCAAACGGAAGAAGTCAAAGCAACAGCGACCACAGCAAGGCCGGCAGCGAGCGTATGAAGGCGCGATGATGTCGCGCCTTACTGCTGATTGGTTGACCAGCTCAACATCAGCGGATGCGGAGATTGATGGGAGCCTGGTACGGCTGCGGAATCGATCGCGGCAACTGCTGAGGGATAACGGTTATGCCCAACAGGCATTGCGCTGTGTCGTCTCAAATGTGATCGGCACCGGCATCAGAATGCAGGCCCAGTTGCCCGCGATCGAACGCGGCTGGTCGACATGGTGTCATGCTGATAGATGCCATGCAGCCGGCCAGCTGAGTCTGCATGAAATCGCCCGTTTGGCTTGGCGAGCCATTGCCGAATCCGGCGAGGTGTTTATCCGATTGGTTCCTGAGTCGATGGGTGCTGGCATAGTGCCGCTTGCGCTTGAGATCCTGGAAGCCGATCTCTGCGACGAGATGCACACGGTAGGCCCTGATGAGCAGGGTAACGAGTGGCGGATGGGCGTAAGGGTAAACAAATGGGGGCGGCCGATTCAGTACCGATTCAAGACGCGGCATCCTGGCGACGTATCGGGCGCCGTTGGTTACTCCAACATTGACGTGCCAGCCGATCAGATCATCCATCTTCGACGGATTGAACGACCCGGCCAGACTAGGGGCGTGCCATGGTTTGCGGCAGCAATGAAGTCACTGCACCACCTGGCCGGCTACCAGGAGGCCGAGGTAGTGAGAGCCCGTGCGTCATCTTCGCTCATGGGTTTCATCACATCCCCAGAGGGTGAACTGATCGGCGATGATGTCTACGATAGTGACCGCGTAACAAACTTTGAGCCTGGAGTATTCAAATACCTGCCGCCAGGTGCAAATGTATCAGTTCCCCAGCTGGATGCACCAGATGGGCAGTTCGAGCCATTTTTACGCGCGATGCTTAGGGGCGTGTCGGCATCAACGGGCTGCAGCTTCGAGCAGGTAAGCAACGACTACAGCCAGAGCAACTACAGCTCGAACCGCATGAGTCGGCAGGATTCCATAGAGATGTGGAAGGGCGAACAACAATACGCGATCGAGCACTTTTACCGGCCGATCTTCGCCCAGTGGATGGATGCCGCTGTATCAGTCGGTGTGTTACAACTGCCCAACTATGAAGCGATGCGCGATCGATACCATGAAGTTCGATGGTATCCGAGGGCTTGGGGCTTCCTGGATCCAAAGGTTGAGATCGAGGCGTATAAGGATGCGGTCCGCTGCGGGTTCATGACCCAGGCGCAGGTTGTAGCAGAGCAGGGCGGCGACCTTGCAGAGTTGATGCGCGACCTTGCGGCAGAACGCAAGCTAGCGCAGGAACTGGGCTTGACCCTCGACATCGATGCAGGGAAGGTCAGCGGTGCCGGTCTGACGCAGGCCAGGCCACCAGGATCGATTATCCCGCAGGATCCGTACGCTGCGGATGACACTGCAGCGCAAACGAACGGCGAGCAGGAAGACCCCGACAACGACCCCGACGACAACGAGGAGGCTTCCACCTAATGGCCAACGTCAGAGAAGAACGCGCGGCTGCCGCTATGCTGGGCTCAGATACCGTCCGGTCGTTGGAACTACGCGAGATTAACAGGGAGCCGCTTTTCCGCAATGCGGTAGTAGCGACCTGGTGTCGCGCAGACGACGATCCCGACGTAGTTGAGTTCAGCTTCTCCTCAGAGGAGCCGGTTGAACGCTATTTCGGGATGGAAGTGCTGAGCCATGAACCTGGCGCCATGAACATGGCCCGCCTTAATTCCGGGGCGGCTCCATGGCTCTGGAACCACAACCCTGATGTGGTTCTTGGTGGAGTCGAGAAGGCTTGGCAGGGAGACGATGGGCGCGGCATGGTTCGCACCCGTTGGAGTCCTAACACCAAGTCTGAAGGTTCCGAGGAATGGAAGGTCAGACAGAACTGGGAGGCGGGCATTATCCGCAACGTCTCGTTCATGTACTCCATTGATGCTCCGCTCGATGTCAAATCGCGCGATGGTGTAGCGCTGGTAACAGCGTTCACCCCGATGGAGGTCTCTACCGTTTCCATTCCAGCCGACCATACGGTCGGTCAAGGCCGAGCAATCGGCAATCCCGCGGCTCCGGCCGCAGACCAAACCCACCCCCCAACTCAACCCGTGGAATCCACTATCAATCTCGACGAGGTGCGGGCTCAGGCTGCGGCCGATGAGCGCACCCGCGTTTCTGCTATCACCGGCCTGTGTCGGACTCATGCTGCCGAGGATCTGGCTCAGGGCTTGATCGAACGTGGCGCCAGTGAGGTCGATGCCATGCGCGAAGTGCTCGCCGCTATCGGCAAGCGCAACACTCAGCCTGCAACTCCTAAGGCTGCCGCGGCCCAGCCGATCGCCTCTGGCGGCGGTTCGGCTGACATCGGCCTGACCGATAAAGAGGCCCGGTCTTTCAGTTTCCTTAAGGCGATGCGTGCCCAGCTGTTCCCCAACGAACGGCAATTCCAGGAGGATGCCGCGTTCGAGCGCGAGGCTAGCAAAGCGGCGGCTGAGCGTATGGGCATGAGCCCTAAGGGTCTCCTGATCCCTAATGATGTTTTGAGCCGTGCTCTGACCGCTGGCACCGCTGCTACCGCTGGGGATCTGATCTTTACCGATGCCCGCCCCGGTAGCTTCATCGAGCTGCTGAGGAAACGCAACTTCCTCACCGGCCTGGGTGTAACGATCCTTTCCGGTCTTACCGGTCCCGTGGGAATCCCTAAGCAGACCGGCGCCTCTCAGGTTTACTGGAAAGGTGAAGGCGTAGCGGCCGCCGAATCCGAGCCGAGCGTGGGTCAGGTCACAATGACCCTGAAGGAGATGAGCGCATGGACCCGGTTCAGCCGGTCGCTGATGCTCCAGAGCTCCATTGATGTTGAGACCTTTGTCCGTAACGACATCGTTACGGTCATGGCCCTGGAGCAGGCACGGGTAGCGCTGTACGGCCTGGGATCCTCGTCTCAGCCTGAAGGCTTGAAGATCACTACCGGCATCAACACTAAGGACTTCAACGCCAACCAGCCGACCTATGCGGAACTGGTGGACATGGAAACGTTGATTGCCGCCGATGATGCCGACATCGGCACCATGGGATACGTCACGAACGCCACCATCTACGGCGGTTTCAAGACCACTGAAAAAGCGGTCGGAACGGCGCAGTTCGTTCTGGAGCCTGGCGGCACCGTGAACAGCTATAACGTTGTTCGCTCCAATCAGGTGGAAGCCGGGGACGTGTTCTTCGGGGTCTGGAGTCAGCTCGTCCTGGGCTTGTTCGGTGCCGTTGATCTTCAGGTCAACCCGTACTCTGAAGACAAGGAGGGTAACATCCGAGTAGTTGCCCATCAGGCGATTGATTATGCAGTCCGTCATCCGCAGGCGTTCTGCCGCGGTAACAACACCCTCTGATGATCATGCGGATTAGGATTTTACGCCAAACCTCAATCAGTGGCCAAACCGTCAGGGTTGGCGATGTGGTGGAGGCAACCCCTGCTGATGCTCGGCTGCTGCTGGCCATGGGTAGGGCGGAACAGGCGCCAGATCCTGATCCCGTGGTGATCACTCCCGTAGAGGCGCCAAAGCCTCGTTCCCGCAAACTAACCCCCCAATAGATCATGGCCGTTCATGAACTGTCGCTGGACAAGCTCCAGCACTTCACCCTCCTGGCTACAACCACCATCACCGCCACCGGTAACCAAACCGGCGTAGACCTCAACGGCTACGAAGGCGATGTTCAGATTATCCTGTCCGGCACTGCTGCTGGCGCTGGCGCTGATCTGACCTTTCGGATTGAGGAATCGGCAGACGACTCGTCCTATACCGCAGCGACTGGCGGCGGCTTTACGGCGATCGGCAACACAGCAGCAAAGCAGGTAATCACCCTGAACAGTAATGACCTCAAGCGTTACATCCGCCTGAGCTGCACTGCTGAGACTGGAACCGCTTCCAGTGCTGTTACCTGCTTTGGCTACGGTCTGAAGAAGTACAGCTGATGGCCCCGCTTCTGATCGATGATCTGGATCTATTTCTAGAGGATTTCGCGGTCCCTGTGACGGCGAATGGCACTAGCGGCTCTGGGATTCTCGATCAGAACAGCGAGGTTGTAATTGGCGGTGAGGTAGTCATGATTGACTATCTGTTGACCGTCAAGACTGCGGAGTTTGGGGCTCTGTCCTACGGTGATCTGATCACCGTGGATGGGGCCTCGTTCCGTGTCGAGCATGAGCCATTGCGCGATGGTGACGGCAGGACTGCACAGGTGCCACTGGTGTGGGTATCCGGGACGGTCCCTGCAGGGTATAGCCTAACCGATGATCTGCTGAGCGATTTTGGCGTGACAGTTACGATCGGCGGCACTACAGGTCTTGGCATTCTTGACAAGGATTCTGAGATTGTGCTGGGCGGTCAGGCTGTAAAGATTGCCTATACGTTGACAGGTCTTACGTCATTTGTTGGCAGCCTGGAGTATGGCGACACGTTGTCAGCCGATGGTGTGACGTATCGAGTTGAGCACGAACCGATGCGGATTGATGATGGCGGGTATTGTAAGGTGCCGCTGATGCCTGCAGTTGTGGTTGCTAACTACATCACAACGTTAAGCAGTATTCAGATTACTACACTAGATGGCGTTCCCTTGGTGACGTTATGACAACCACGATCACAGGACTACCGAACGCCACGACACCGCTCACGGGAACAGAGCGGCTGCCGATGGATCAGGCCGGAGCGACGAAGGACGCCACGGCACAGGATATTGCGAACCTGGCGCCGCCAACTGATCTGAGCTACAACGCTACGACCAGAACCATAAGCAGCAGCACTGGCTCTGATGTGGTGCTGACGCTGGCCGATACTGTGAATCCGGGTCTGTTGTCAGCCGCTGGATTCAGCAAGCTGGCCAGTATCACCGTAGATTCTGCAACGCTGCTTCGCAAGTACGTCTACAACAACTCTGGGGTGCCTATTCCGAAGGGAGCGGCCGTTTACGAAACCGGAAGCAGCGGCACCACAATTACGGTCGCACTTGCCGATGCGTCAACCGAGGCAACCGCATCGCAGACACTGGGGCTGGCACAGGAGGCAATTGCCCACAATTCAAATGGCTACGTTGTTGCAGTTGGCCTGATTGATGGGATCAGCACTGCGACCCTGACGGAAGGGCAGATCTGCTGGCTCTCAGAAACTCCTGGCCAGCTGACTACCACCAGGCCGACGCAGCCGGCGCATGGCGTCGTGTGCGGCTATTGCGTGAAGCAGGCCCCAGGGGCTGCGGGCATTCTTTATGTCAAGGTTGATAATGGCCTGGAGCTAGCAGAGCTTCACGACGTTCTACTGACCGGTGCGATTACTGGCAGTGTCCTGAGGCTGGCAGCAGATGGACTGTGGAAGCCGGCCACGCTCCCAGCGGCTGCAGATGCGCTGCCGTCTGCGCTAGGGACTGCAGCCGTAGGCGTTAGCACGGACTACGCGCGAGAGGATCACGTCCACCAACTGCCGACGATTCCAGCGGCTGCGGATGCGCTTCCGTCTGCGCTAGGGATTCCTGCGGTAGGCGTTAGCACGGACTACGCGCGAGAGGATCACGCGCATCAGATGCCGTCTGCGGCTGATGTTGGCGCGATCAGCTCGACTACCGTGAGGGCTGCGAATCTGGTGCTAGCTGGCCCT